AATTGGTGTGGTTCGGCTTCATCCCTTTCCACACTTATATTATTTATAGTAACATGAGGTAACCAAAAGGCTATCGACTCTTCTATTTCAGACCTAACAGATTCTAACAAATCATCACTCATCGGTTCGAATAAAACTTGTAATAATCCACATCCAAACTCAGGCTGTCCAACCCTCTCACCTTTATTTGTCAAGAGTAAATTTCTAATATTACTACCTGTCTGTGTGAGTGTTGTGGATGTACCAGGAAAAAAACCTGAACCATTTATGTGATCCATTGGTAAAGATATACCAATTTTCACATCAGGGTTTAAGTCTTTTTCTAATACTGACAACTAATTTCTCCTATGGTCTAAAATGACCATCCTTTTTCTTATTAATAGCTTTCATCAAACCACTGTAATCTCTTGTTAGTGCGTTTACAACATCTTCACCTACTTGTTCAGAACTTACACCTTGTGCCTTCAATGATTCTACTGCTCCAACTTGTCTTCTTTTTTCCTTACCTTGTTCGGTATTTTTCATCATTGGATTTCCACCCATCAATTCGTGTACTCTATCTGATGTATAAGTTCCACCACCCATTGTTGGATATTCACCTTTATCACCTTGTGGTACACCACCAACAGTTTCATTTAAGATTTTATTAAGAGCTGGATTTTTTGTATATTCCTTAAACTCTTTTTTCTTAGGTTTTGGTTGTTGGTACTCTTGTTCTGCTAATTGAGTTAAAGAGGATGAGACTTCATCTTTTTCTGTGGAATGATTTGCTAATGCTTTCTTTCCTTCATTAATAAATATCTCATTTACCTGTTTCTTAACTTCTTTACGAACTAATGTTTCCAATATCTTTATTAGTTCTGTTTTCTTCATTATAGACTCCTATTCTATATTATTGTACTACTGATTATACCTGGTATAATAGCTGGTGGTTTAATAACCGCTCCTGTAAAAACTGTAGCTATAAAAGATGCAGTAATTATAGTTGCCATACTATCACATACATCTTCTATACTTCCACCACCCATTCCAACTGCTACTGCTGGTGCTAATATTGGTGGAACACTCATTAGACTTGTTCCTACTGCTGAATGAGCTGGTGTACCAAAATTTATCATTAAAGCTGCTGCGGCTACAATACCTGTTGTAATCTGTGTCATCGTTGGGTCTTCCGCAGTAAAACTACTCAATATTGCCGCCTTCAATGGTCCTTTAGCTCCTCCAACACCACTTACCTTTAACTTAAAACCTAACGATGTTGGGTCAGGTACAGGTGCCAGTACTGCAGGTGCAAGTGCTGGACTACCAACTGGTATTATTTCTGCATCTTTCATAAAATCTATTATGGCAGTTGCCATTCCATCGGCCGAATCTGATTTACTTGATTCACCATCTTGTGCTAGTTTACTATAATTATCAATTAATCCTTGTTTAAGTTTTTTTTTATCCAGTCCCACTAAATATCCACTTTTGTTAATATGTTACATATTCTTGCCCGTATGGTTTCCACTCCAGTCTCCCATGCAGTAATTAAAGCTTGATTTGCTGGGCCACTACTAATAGGTCCACTTGGGCCGGCTCCTGTGGCTATCCCATTTAAATCTAAAATCGTACCACCCAATTCGATAAAACTATTACAAATACTATCTAATAAATTAGCCAATTCTTCACCGAATACTAAATGTTGTTCTTTAACATCATCACGACCTTTTATGTATATAACAGCTTCATCATTACTACCACCTATTTTAAAGTAACTTCCATTATCAGTATACAATCCAGCACAATCATCAAGGTGAACATTTGCACCCTTACAACTTTCTAAATGTGCCTTATCATCAAGTGTTAAAAAAGATGGACATTCACTTGACAAATATATTACATCAGGTCCTCCTTCTTTACCACCCTCTCCTAAATCTAATCTTGAATTACCAGGCGTTATCAAACTAATACCACCTGGTCTCATATCCATTGATGTAGCACCACCTGTATTAATATTCATTCCATCATCAGCATCAACTGTAAATGCCTTCTTTGTTGAGAATCCAATACCATCGTGACTAAATCCAAGTATCTTTCCTCTCTTTGTATTGAATGTGATTCTATCTGAATTAATTGTAATTTGTTTCCCACCAACATTTGGTTGGTCATCCTCATGAAAAGATGACATATAGGAATGGTCATCAGCATTAGTTTCCTCTATATCAAGATTTACCTTTTGGTCTGTAGTCATCCATATAGAACTACCATCTGAATTTATGTTTTCTTCTGCAGGTTTGAAGTTTGTATCTTCAAGTTCTTGTCTTAAATTTTGTTCATCGAATAACTGAGCATCTGTTAGTTGCCCAACTCTCATCAATATGTTTGGAGAGTCTTGAGTAGATGTATCGTCTCCGTGTGCACCTTCAACTATTGCACTTCCAAATCTTATTGTATTACCAAATCTACCCTCAAGGGTCACATCACCTTCTCTTGGTATTAATCTCCGTACTTTTTCATCATTACCAAAGTCTTTGTTTGCCTCAAAAAAGTCATATATGAAATCATCATCAATCATTTTTTGGTCTCTAAAACCACTTGTACCTGGTATTATATTTGCATTAACACTACCTAACATTGATACAACAGGTAAATAATAATGATTGTTTAAATATTTTACAATAACCACATGCTCATTTCTTAATGGCATCTTTGTCATGTTCATATCAAGAGGTTGGTATATTTTTAATTTTGCAACAATCTTATCTTTTTCAGATTGGTGTGGCCTCGCCTTGATACAACCTAATAAACCCCAAATCTTTTCACCTTTGTCATTTTCAGGTAATTTTTCTTCAGAATCAAAAACTTCTAAGACTTCTGCTATTTCAAGTTCGTAGTATTCCCAACCTTTAGGGTTTTGTGTATTTGACTTTACTATCTGTCTAACGCGACCTTGTGTTGGCACTCCACTACCATCTTTATCATATGTAGTTTTTTTAGGGCCCGAATCAGAATATTCCGAGCTTGGTGTCCAATGACCCATTTAGTTTCCTTTGACTTTTTCTACTTCGTCTGTTATTTCATCTGTTTTACTTTGTAAATCAACTACTACATCATCAATACTTTTCAGTAATTGTTCTTTTTCATTATCCGATAATCCAAACTCTGCCTCTGCTCCACCCTTATTTTCGTTGGCTATTATTCTCTGAACAATACCAGCAAGTTTAACGAGTTGTTCATCATTTTTCACATTTATTTCTAAATACTCTTTAATCATTGGGATTAGTTGAACGGCCATATCCCCATCTTTGATGAATCCTGTAACTTCCTTTACCAATACCTCGAGCTGGTGTTTATTATGTTTGGAATTATTGTATATATCTTCAAAAAGTGATGATAGTGATTTACCTTTAAACAGTTCATATTCAGTTGACATATCTAATCCTATGTTGTTTATTGGTACAATAACTCATAAATAAATAGTAAAAACTCCCAAAGTTGATTCATATATATAGCTTAATGAAAGTTTTTGGGTTAGAATATTTATATATACTCGGGCATTCCGTCTGAGTACAGAACTGAGGAAGTTAAATATCCCTTTTCTGTTTAGTGATAAGAAACAAACAACGGGAGAAAACAACAATGAAGGAAATCATAACACTCGTAAAGGGTTGGGTTGATGACTTAGCTCATCTACTTATGTCCTTTGTTGCCATAGGTGCTATATCCGAAGTAATCTTCGGTACTGGTGTCTTTGGCGTTAATGTTATTGGTAACCTAACACTAATCATAAATAAATTCGGCGAATCCGGTTTCGCTGGGTTAGTCGCTTTATTGGTGTTAGTGGGTTTATTCCGTAAATAGCTATTATCGGTGCACAGAAAAGGGGGAATCTATTTCCCCCTTTTTTTTGCCTTAAATTATGTATATTATGAGTTTATAAGGATATTTATTAACGATTGATGTGTTTATCAATCATAACGCGTTATTAATGGAGAGTATTATGAAATCAATACTTACAGGTATACTTTCTTTATTTATCTTTTTTGGTGCTGTTCCTACAGCTAATGCTTCAGATATGAACATGGCAGGAATGGAAGAAGTCAAGAAGAAGAAAAAGAAAGGTAAGAAGATAGGTGGTAAGAAAGGGAAGAAATCTAAGAAAGGTTTTTTCTCCAAAATCTTCGGAAGTAAATAATCTTAAAACAAAAAGGGGAATGAAAATTCCCCTTTTTTATTGCTTAGAATTCAAAAAAATCCTTGTAGTCATCGGCGTAAATTTTACCAACAAAATATAATACTACAAAGGTAATCCCTAATCCTATATATAAACCAATCATAATAACCCCTTATTTTAGTTGTAATTTCTGTACCCAAACAGGTACATTCTTTTCCATGTAATGTTGTATGACAAATGCTTCTACTATATGAGTAAAAAACCAAAAGAATGTTAATAGTGGAACAAATATCTGATAATCCATATCTAACTTACTTACACCCAACCAAGTTAAAAATATCATACCAATTGATTTGGTTAAAAATCCCATTCCACTAAATCCCAAACTCATTATACTTCCTCGTTGCATCACAATATAAATTCCTATACATAGATGCATGAGATTTAGAAACACTGGTGCTAAAACACCTAAAACAATATATTCAATCATCAGTACTCCGTTATTTAAAGACTATCGGTAAAGTATACTTTACTGTGACAGGTCTACCATTTTGAATTGCTGGATGATAAGAACTACTTCGTACTTTATCTAACACTACTTCATTAAGGTCAAGATTAAAAGTATCTCTGATAACAGGATTCTCTACTTCTCCCTTTTCATTTATAAAAAAATCCACAACTATTTTACCTTGTGGATTAATTTCTCGAATCTCTTGTCTAATGTCGTAGTATGTAAGTACGAATGGTACTTTGGGTTGAGGTAATTGACTCTCACCATTTGGTAAGTCTTGGGCTGTCAATAAGCCCATTAGCATTAGGTATGCTAGTGCTCTCATCGGTTTTCTCCTTTATTTAGTGATAAGACTATGTTTCCGGTTTCGTAAAAAGTTTCCACTTTTCAAAACATAATTATCTTATATATTTAGAAAAAACACTTTTATTTACTTATTTTGTGTTAGTTTTTTGTTAGATTGTTAAACTTTTTTCATTTTTATTTCTAATTGAGTAATTAGATTATTTATCTTCTCAAGTTTAGGATGATTAGGATTTTTTTCAATTAGTTTATCTTTTGTAATCATCAACTTACCATATGCCTTTTGTAAATCTATAAGAGCAATTCCTTTCATAGTTCTTCTATAATATAAATAACTTAATGCTTCATCTTCTGCTTCAGCACCACGAACACCAGCAACTGCGGTTATCTGTTCTACTTCTCCATATATAGTATCTTCTATATCTGTTATCTCAACCCAAACCGTATTATCCCACATAGCATCTAAATCTAAATTATCTATTTCTGCTAATGCTTCTTGTGTATCTATACTATCTTGTTTGGCTTGTTCTATTTGTCTGATTCTATCTCTTTCAGCAAATTCCCTATCTAAATTTACTGTACGGATTGAATCACATTCGGATATCCATCCACCATAACCTTTCCAAGCAGGTGAACCTTTATAATCTCTGTATTCTGTATCATCACAATCTATTCCATATGCAACATCTCTTTTAAATTCAGATGTTCTCGTGATGCCTTGGTCTGCAAAGACTTGTTCGTCTATTTGTGAATACATAACACTTACTAACAATAATGGTAAGTATTTCATTTTTCTCTCTGTTGTTCAATTCTTTTTTTCTTTTTGTATTTCTTCATTGTTTGTCGCTCGTCCAATTCCCATATCAAACAAACACATAAACATATTACACCTATAGCTGTCCAACTCATAATACTTGTATCTCAGTTCCTATACCTCTCTTATCATATTTTGTCCCAACTACTATTGTATAGAAACCTGGTTCTATGTTAGATGACCATTCCGTTCTATACAATTTCCATGTATATGTTTCGATTCTTTTTCTTCCATCTCTATGTGGACTTAAAGAGATAGGAGTTTGATGTACATTCTTTCCATTTTCATCAAACATAAATAACTTGGTTTCTTTTCTTTTTACTTCGTATCTGACTTTGACACAAGGGCCACCCTTTCTATCATAGTCCAACCAAGCTACAATTGGATGTTCATCGAAATCTACTAATGATGGGGTTACTACTTTGGGTTTAGAATCCTTTTCAGGTGCGAATATCACATATGCGAAACATATAAAGATTCCACCATACAAAAGTAATTCTTTTATTTGATTACTCATATTATTGTGCTATATATCTAATTGGTTCCTCAGATAATTCAAATGATGTAGAATCATATGTGTAATAATAAATCTCATCGTCACGCCTATGATGAAAGATAGCAGGTTCTTCTGCATCAATCAAACTAAACTGCCATTCGTTATCCTCATCAGGTACACCCAATGTTAAATTTATCTTGATATTACGAGTTCTACCCATGACTGTAAGTGGATTATAAGGCCATGATTCATTTCCAGTTTCAATTAGTTTATCACTAGCGTAAGATTCACACCCTGCCCATATTGTATCTACAGTCGTCTTTTCGGCTGATACTGCCGCTGAGTTTAGAACAGATGTCATCTTAGGGACAGCCACTGCTGATAATATTCCTAAGATGACCATGACCATTACTAATTCTACTAAAGAAAAACCTTCATTCATTTTCTCTTTCAGTATTTTTTTTATCATTTTATTGTCCTTCCAAATCTGGTCTATACACAACTTGATTTGGTTGATATGGTGGATTGGAATACCCAATCACACCCGTTGATGAATTATAAGTCCAAACTGCTAGACTATCTTCTTTCCTACGATGAACTATTGAATTTTTGTAGTCGTTACTTGCTTCACCAGTAAAAATCCAATCACTATCGTCCATCTCTACCATCAATGTGGTATTTGATTTGTCGTAGGATTGTGGTACTTTGTTAAGTGCATCAAAGGGATTGTTAGGCCACTTTTGGACACCAGTATCGATAAACTCTTCTTGACTATAAGTATCTAAAGCAGCGACCAAATTAATTAAAACTCCTTGTTCGGAAGCTGCTTCGGATTGTCGGACAATGTTAGTAAATCTTGGTATCGAAACTGCGGCTAAAATTCCAATGATTACCATTACCATAATCAGTTCGACTAAGGTAAAACCATTTTTTTTAGTTACCACTACTTAGACTTTCTCTGTTTCCTAAGAATCCAGTTGTGTCTGCATCTGTTCCTGTGTTTACTCCTGCGTCGTATTCCCACTTCCATCTTGAGTTGTCTGAGCGTTGGTGGGTAATGTAAGCTGGGTCACCATCTACAAATGTCCATTCATTATCTGTGTCGGCGTTTGTACCATCATCAGTATAAGTCTGTGGTTTGTCTTTAAGTGCGTCAAAAGGGTTATCTGGCCATATAGCTCTTCCACTATCTATGAGTTTATGAACTCCATAGTTTTCGAGTGCTACACCAATATTACTGACGACAGCATCTTCAGAAGCTTCTTCAGCTTTTGTAATGGTCTCCAAGTATCTTGGGATAGCGACAGCTGATAATATACCTAATATTATCATTACCATGATTAATTCAATCAAGGTAAATCCGTCTTGGTTATTTAGTTTCTTCATTTTCTTGTCCTTTCAGGTTTGTTATTAAGAATTAAGGTACTAAAGTTTTATGTAGTTTAGATGGGTTCTCAGTATCTATCACAACAAGAACAGGTGCTTGTGCTGATGTACCACTACCACTTCCTGGTATGATTAGGTAAGCGTATGAACCATCCTGAAATGGTGAGGTTAAACCATTGTTACCAAAGTCTGATTTGAAATCAAGAGCACCAATTTCAGAGTTACCATCGTAACCAACTGATGTTTCAAGACTCATCCAATCATTTTGTAATGCGTCATCATCATCGGAAGATGGTGAGAACACATATACGAATTCACTAAGGTCATCTGTATAAGATTCTTTTTGGTCAAGGATAGTTTCTACATATGCTTCAAGTGTTTCGTCTGTAGATGCACCTTCGGATAAATCGACTCCACCTACTGCGACATCATACTTCTCTTGTCCTGGAAATCTTCCTTTACCTTCTTCAGATAGTGTTTGGTTATAAAAGTTGTTTGCTACAGTTAAGATTTTATCAATGTTTGCCATTGTCTTTTTCTCTTTAGCACCTGCACCAACTGCACCAAATTTTGGAGCGGCTGTTGTTGCTAATGTAGCCATCATTGCAGTAGTAACAGCGAATTCAGCTAGTGAATTACCATTAGTACTTTTTAGTTGTCTCATAAAAGATTTTACGAGTTTTTTTATTGTTTCGAACATTTCAGTTCTCCTTGTTTTGTATTTTCTAATAGATTCGAATAACCTATTCCTACCTATATGGTACAATAACTGTACCAAAGTACCCTAATTTTTAAAGTTTTTTTTATGTTACAATATTGTTGTACTTAGAAGTGGGCAATAAAAAACCACTTGAATAAGTGGTTTTTTATGTAGTGTATTATTTTGTTACCCTATGTAACATTTTGTAATACCATTATGTTACAAGAATGAACCCGTACTTTGAGTATCAATCATACCATTATTTAGATATTCAGTAGAAAGATTCTGATGATATTTTTTCATCGTGTTAACAATTCGAGTAATGTGTTGTGTTTTGGAACCACTCATCTCACGAATCATAATGTATAGGGCTTTCTTATTGAAGTTTTCAATATGTTCAGACCTTCTGAATATTTCCAATACAGAATCAGCAACCAATATATCTTTCTTTCTCGTAAAAACATTAGTGATATTGTTTTCCCAATACTCAATAAATTGATTTACATACTCTCTGACACTTTCATTTTCTTCAGCCGTATTCATCTCGTCTTTATTTTTCTTATTCCAATCTAACACATCCAAACCATCATGTGATTTATAATGAGCGTAATTCTTATTATTGTGAAGAATTAAATAGTTTTTAGCAACAATACTAAAGTATGAGAAAGCCTTTCCCTTACCTTCTTTGAATTTATGCATATTCAATACCAAAAATGATATTACTTCTTGTTTAACTTGTTCACTTGAAACATCAAAGTAATAAAACTTAAATGTATGAATAATATTCTCACACAACTTATCAAAGGCCCTTCTTATATGGTCGTTGTAAATTCTTTCCTTCATATAAGCCCGTTCCTCTTTATTGTAACGGATTATGGCATCTTCAGTTACTTGTGTAAAGTAATATCTTGGTGAACCTTTTTTAGCTTTTCTTGGCATTTGTATCCTCTTCTATGTATTGGTTTAATTCTTCAATTGTTTCTTTAATGGATGTAAATATACTACCGATTTCGTCATCTGCTTCAAAATGACCAGTAGAATCTATTGTTTGGATTTCCTCATAAGTACTAGCTACTCTGTCACTAAAGTCTTCGACCCAAGTTTCCAATAACTCTACCTTACTAAGTAAATTCCATATAACATAACTCTCGGTAATAAAAATTACAACCAACAAACCTAAAATAATTTCTAATATCATTATTCTTCCTCGACTACTTCGATTGACATTAGCTCATCACTACCTGGTCGTTCATTTTCCAAATCCCAATCTAAATCCCAAACCCAATCAGGATAATCACCATCTTCAGCTTCTTGAAACTCTTTTAATTGTTCTTCGGTAACTTCTGCTCTGTACCAAACTTCATTTTCTTGTACTTCATATTTTTCTAATATTGGCATTTAACTTTCTCCGAAAAGTTCATCAAACAAATCTTGATGTTTAGACTTCTTTTCTTCTTTTTTAGGTGCAGGTTTATCAGTACCCACACTTATGTTCTTGATTTTATCTAAACGAGCTTCCATCTCTTCTTTCTCATCTTCGTCACCTCGTTTCCATTCGTCATACTCGGCTTGTGTTGCCATATGGTCAGCCCAATGTATGATGTATGGCATATGATTTTTTAAGGAACGACTTGCATCAAACACTTTCATATAGTATGTGTTTGCTTCGTCATATAACCCATCAGATACCTTGATAGCAAGAGTTTCTTTCATATTAACCTTAATACCAAAGTGTTGTAATATAAACAACGCTCTGTCGGTTACCCTCATATTATCTATATCTGTATTGTGTGTAAAAACCTCACCAAGAGTCTTTCTTCTCCAATCATTATCTTGAGGAATATAATACTCTGAGTTTAAATCTCCAACCTTACCCAAGTCATGGTGCATGGCAGAAAAGATTAATTCTTCATCCGTCCAATCTTTATAACCACCAACCTTTTCATAGGTCTTGGATACTTCTAATGCTGTTTCAACCACATGAAGAACATGATTAACATAACCACCAGCGTAACAATAATGGTATTCTTCTTTACCACTTGCTGGAGCTACAACCATTCTATCTTCAAAGTATTTATACATCTCCAAGAGTTTTTCCTTTCGGTCACCCTCAAATGTATCTTCTACGAGTTGTAACAGCTTTTCCCAATTACCAAGTAATTGTTCTTCTGTTAATTGTTTCATTTATAACCTTTTTAATTTCTTCTTATCTATAGTCATCTTGTGTTGATAACAACCTTCCGTTTGAACTACGGTATATTTTTTACCACCATCATGAACTTCTGTACATTGATATGCTGGTTCGAACTTTCCAATCTGAACATTAGTAGGATACACCCAATCACCAACTTCAATTGGTTTATCTGAATATTTGTATGCCTTTTTTCTGCCTCTTTTAGCCATCTTTGACTCCTTATTTATGATTTATTATTTTGTATTAACTGTAAATTGTCTGTCCAATTCATCTTGTAGATGTGGACATTTTCATATTTGTATGGTTCTACATGCTTGGATTCTAAAATATCCACAACATTAACCCATTTAGGATTCATAGTATCTCTTACTTGATACACTCCATCCTTAGTTTCAGTTCCCTTTATTAAAATGAAATCACCATAGTCAAATGGGCCACCCCATCTTTTTAAAAGATTTCTCGACAGAGCTACAAACTTATATTCGGAAGCTAAATGTATCCTAATCCTTGTTCCATCTGCAGTTATGTCTGGTGTTTTATCGGTCTGTGGATATACAGGTTGGTACATTGTGACATCAACCTCGATACCAGACTTATAAAACTCGTGAAGTTCTTCATGTAGTTTTTGATTCATTACCATTAATGAATCACTTGATTGTTTATACATACTTGAATGTTTGGTCATCATACTTGTTGAGATGTACCCATTCATAAAAGTTACAAACACCATCCCCGCGATAGCTGTAGTTGTACTTATAGTTTTGTTTAACATATTATTATACCTCGTTTTGATATTAGAAATTACTAAAAAAAGCAATCAAAGTCAAGCTATTTTTTATAAAATATAAAAATAGGCTCATACTTTAAATAAGTCCCATTAACCTTTACCGAGTTTTTGACATTAGATTGGTCAACTCCGACCATTGAAGTCATCAACATTTTGAGTTTACCTTGATATTCTCCACCGAGGTTTTCGATTATATCGATACTATCTTGTTCAAGATGGTGGTATTTATCTTTACCGATTTTGATATCGGCGATGTTCCATAATAAATATCTATCATTCCTTAAACTTTGATATGCATTAGTTAATGTAGGTTTAAGGAAGTTGTCTCTCCAATCATCATACTTAGGATATGCCTTAAATGATTGTTCTTCATCTTCACTATATTGTTCTCTATCAAAGTAAGGTGGTGATGTAAACACCATATCTAACTTACCTTTGTATTGTTGAAAATCAGGATGGTTTCCAATGTGTTCACTACCTTCTTGAAAATAGTGAAATGTATTTTTTTCTTCTTCCCAAAAATTATTACTTTCTAAAACCTCATTGTTAAAGAAATTAGCAACATATTCATACCTTGATATACCTACCTCATCAATAAAATTATCTGTGTTTGGGTCTGTTCCAATATAATGTATTCTTTTTAATGAAGACATAGCACCTAATATTCTACCACCCCAACCACTTGATGGGTCGTAGATATTTAATTGTTTGGGTTCGAGTTCATTGATATTAATATGGTCTGTAAATCTTTCATACAAATATCTGGCTGTCAATGGTGGAAAGTTTACAGCAGGTTGTCCTAATCCTAATCTAAAAGCTTGTATACCAGCTGGGAATAACTTCAACTTAATTTGTTTGGGCCCCCTTAAAACATTCCTAACCAAGAATTTATATGTATCACCATCTAATTCTTTTGGTAGATTGGTTTTATGTTTATCATCTAACTTCTCTACTTCCTCAACTGATAAAGTCTTATACATACTTTCGACAGCGTTATGTTTGTGTTGTACGATAAAGAAGTTCTCTGGCATTTCCTCACCATCTAAGACACACTTTGACCAATTATACATTGAATCTCTTTTTAATATTCTCAGTATAACCTTTTCAAACTTATGTTTATACTCATCAGTAAACCAATCATAGATACTACCATTCTGAACACGAGTCTTTAACATTGTTGGAAAGAATTGATTAACACTACTAGCATGTTTATTATAATTCTTAATTACATTTTTATTACCATCATCATCGTGGATTAAAAATTTATTGTGAACATCATACTCT